TTTACCTTACCGTTAGTACCATATTGGAAATCCAAGAAGAATACTAAACCAGCAGGTAATGACATTGGCTGTACAGAAACGAATTCTTTAGCAGCGATTTGACCGAATACTTTACGCACTAAAGGTAAAGCTACAGCGGCGTATTGAGCGCCAGTGCCAGGAGTGAATGTAGCGGTTGAAGGACCAGTTTGAGATTGCTCAACAACTAATTGCTTAGCTTGGTTTTCTAAGATAACAGACATGTTATTCTTATCAACCTCTGTCTTCAAACCTTCTAACAAACCTGACTTAGCCCATTTTTTGCTAAGACGCTGAGCGTCTGATTGCATACTCTGCCATGGGTTTGCAGATTCGAGTAATTGATTAATTACGTTTGACATTTGTTAAAAATTTGGTTTTAATTGTTTTTTTTACTTGATACCAGCTAATTTCTGCATTCTAGAAACGAAATCATCAGCTACAATAGGTTGACCTGCAGTAGCACCGATTACTGATTTAGAAGCAAAACCAACTGATTCTTTGATTGTGCTTTTCTGAGCAGCACCATTGAAAGATTCTTTCAATGTCTCGTAAGTGTTCTTAACTTCTTTTACAGATTCAGCTCTGTCGAAAGCGTTAATTACCTTTACTTTTTGAGATTCAGTTAAAGACTTAGATTTGAAGATCTTGTTAACGTATAATAATTTAGCGTTTAATAAGTTTACTTCGTTAAGTTCGTTTTTCAAAGCTTTAATTACTTTAACAGCTTCTTCAACTTCTTTCTTAGCTTCTTCAACTTCTTTTTTCGCTTCTTCTACGTCTTTCTTCTCTTCCATTTTCTTTTCTTCAACTTTCTTCTCTTCTACTTTTTTAGCTTCATCAACATCTTTCTTTTCTTCCATTTTACCTTCTTCTTTTTTGTCAAGTTCACGTAAAATAGATTCAAGTTCCATGTCATCAGAAACTTCTTCTTCGTCAGCAGTGATTTCTTCTTCACCACCAACTTCGTCTTCAGCAGCAGCATCGCTACCTAAAACGTCAGCTAAAACGTCACGGATAAGATCTTTAAGTTCGTCAACTGTTAATTCAGCAACTTCTTCTTCTTCTTCTCCTTCTTTCATAGCTTCACCAGCTTTCTTTCCTTTTTCGTACTCATAAGCGGCTTCGCCTTCTTTAACGTCTTCTTTTTTCTCTTCAACCTTTTTAGCTTCATCAGCTTTTTCTTTGGCTTCGAGATTTAATGGATTAACTGGAACAGCGGCAGGATCAACTCCTTCTTTAGCATCTTCTTTTTCAAGTTCAGCTAAGATTTCGTCTAATTCCATTTCGTCTAACTCAGCAGCTTCATCCATTCCATAACCTTCTTCTTTTTTCTCAGCTTCGTCCACGGCTTTTTTGGCTTCATCAGCTTTTGCTTCGTCCATGTCTTTAGCTTCGTCCATGTCTTTTTTCTCTTCTACTTTTTTAGCTTCTTCAGCTTTGGCTTTAGCTTCATCAACATCCTTCTTTTCAGTCATTTCGTTATCGTCGCTTGCGTCATCTTCCATTAAAGATAATTTAGCGTCAATCATTGACTTAATTTTAGGAGTGAAAGCTTCTTCCAACGCTTCTTTAGCTGCTACTAATGCTGTCTCACGGATAGCTTTAGCTTCAAGAAGAGCTTCTTGGAAAAATTGTTTGTTTGTCATGTTAAGACTCCTTGTGATTTTGATTACCTATTAAAGAGGCAATATAAGAATTAAATTTGAGAGGGAGATTATATTAGATGATAATCTATCTTGATGTTCATAAATATATACAGAGTGTGGAAACCGCACAGGGCACATAAAAAAAATGACCCAGCCTTACGGGGCTGGGTCTGTATATGAGAAGTAACCGGTTATTTTTATTTAACGATACCTGCTCTTACTTTCATCATGTGAATATAGTCTAATCCTTCTGCTACTGGTTTTTCCTCTTCTTTATCTTTTTTACCAACTCTAACTTGAAGACTATATGGCTCAACAATATCAAATTCACCACTCTTTAATTTGCTAATTAAACCACCTAATTCATCTGAATTAATAACTGGCATATCAACACGTGGAGGAGCCCAATCAGGTATTTTTTTATTTAATTTAGCAGCGTTGGCAGCCATTAATTCTTTACCTTTTTCAGGATCGCCATTAGCGCCTTTCATTTTGCCTAATATCTTCTTTACTTCTTCACCATCAACTTCTTTTTCACTATATGAACCATCATCACCTACTGAGCCAATTTTAGTTCCTTTTTCAATTAAATCATCTAATACAGATTTAATTTTTTCAGGTGTAAATGCGTTTACATTACCTTTACCTGGGTTACCTTGTGTTCTACCTAAAGCACCTTTAGTATAAACGTTTAAGATACCTACTAATGCATCACCAGGAATATCAATTTTAATACCTTCTACTGAAGCATTAGGATCAACTAATGTTGTAGCTGCCCATCTGTGGTGACCATCCATAATATGGTTATCACCAGAAACAATAGCACCTAAGTTACCACCTACTTTGCCTGAATTTAACATTCCTAAAGCAATACCAACTGCTTTTTCAGGAATTACTTCAGTTTGGGCTGGAAATAGTTTACTAACAGGGGTTGAAAATCCTGTTTTAATTTTAGAAGCGATAGCAGAATCATCTTTATCGTCTTTATCTTTTTTACCTCCTGTAACTGCTACTTTAGCAGTATTAGTGCTTACTTGAGATAATTTTTGAGGATAAAAATCTGTATCAACAACTCCAATATCTGTTTTAATTGGGGCTTCAGAAAGGAAGCTTGATAATTTATATTTTGCCATAGTTTTTATCTTAAGCAGCAAATACCTGTTTGAGTACAAACGATATCATATAATAATGAATTCGCTGTTTCGTATTTGCTATATGTTTTATTTGTTTTACCTTCTTTAATTAATCCTTCAGTTAATCCAACTGGTTTCATAAACGCACCATAAGTTGATGGTGTTGAGACGAAATCCCAACATAATAGTTCAAAGTCATCTTGTACTTCAACTGTACCTTCTCCTAATGGCTGTACTGAACCCATACCACGAGAAGAAATACCAACTGTAATGTTGTTTAGGAATAATGATTTTAAAATATTACCACTTGGAGTAGGTAATACTTCAATTTTACCCATTAAATCATCTCCATCCCACCATAAATCTAAAATATTATGACAGGCATTCTTTAAGTTAATAACTGATGATTCAGGGTGGTCTAATTCACCTAATGCTCTATTTTCAGCAACAGGTCCTTTAATATACTTGTCTACTTCACGAAGCAAAACTTGTTTTGGATAAACACGACCATTTTGGTTTTTTGCTTCAGCACGTTGTACTAAACCTTCTACAATTAAGTTCTTGGAAGGACGCTTAATCGCCTCACTCAACATTTGAGGAGACGGTTTAAACGTAATATATTCTATAAGTAATTGTTTAGCCATATTATTATCCTTGAGCTTCGGCTGATGCTTCTTTAGCTTTGATATCAGCTACTTTTTTTTCAGCATCTGCTAATTCTTTTTTCTTTTGAGCTACAGTTTTTTCAGCGGCAGCAATTTGATCGTCTAAAGCACCTTCTTCTAAAGATTTACTTTTTTTCTCTTTAAGATCAGCTTTTAATTTTTCTTTTAATGCGGACTTAAATTTTTCAAATGAAGCACCTAAATTAACACCTGGACGGAAACCAGTTCCTGGTTCTTTAACAGCTATACCATTTACTAATTCAGCATAATCTTCTAATACATCATAATTTTCAAGAACATCTTTAATTTTCTTAATTGCTTCTTTAGACATAGTAGTAGCATCTGGTTCGATATAAGCAACAATAATATCTTCTACTTCATGATATAAGTCTTCCTTACCCCAATCAGCTACGATTGCGTCTAATAAGTCATATAAACCTTTTACTGTTGGAAAATTAGGGTCGTTGTGGTGTTCTTTTACTTTATCTTTTAAGTATCCATCAGGTCTTGCTTGCATGCCGGGGGCATCAGTTTCAGTTGGTTTAAATTTAAATTCGCCTTCTTCTACTTTAGCTTCGTCTGCTTTTTTTTTAGCTAACTTTTCTCTAATAATTTCTTCAATACCTTCTTTAATAGTTTTGAACGAACCAGTTACACCTTTATCTTTAAATTCTTCAACGCCTTTTGGTTTTTTAGGAGCTTTTTCTGAATCACCTAAATTATCTTTAACGTTTGCTTTAGCGTCTTTTTTTAATTCTTTCTTTATATAGCCATCTGCTTTTCTGCCTTCCATATCGGCTTTAATACCTTTTTCTAAATTCTTTCCTGCGATATCAATTTCTTTATATCCTTCAACCTCAGCAGTTGGATTTAAACCAGCATATAGTTTAGTATAGTAATTAGCATCTTTAGTAATATTTTTTAATACTATCTTTTGAGCAGCTAATACTTCTTCTTCATCTAAATCCTGTCTAACAGGGTTCATAGACATATCTAATTCATAATTCATACCTTTAGAATATTCATATGGATTAACCATATCAATAGTCTTAGATATTACTTCAACATCACCATACTTTTTGGCATCGGCTTCATTGATGATACCCTTATTTTTAAGGATTTTAACTGCGTCTTCGTATGAAGTCATGTTAGTGATCCAAGGTAATTTTGAATCACGTCTTACTTCGTATAAAAATTTCTGGTTACTTACTTCACCAGCTTTGTGTTTGATATATAATTCTTTCGTTGTCATATATATAAATATTAGCGACCTTGCCCGCGGTATGCCTTTGGACGAGGAGTGTGTTTGTTATATGATTTTTTAGCACTGCCTGTTTTACGCTTGCCAAATATAACCTTGCGGCTTTCTCCTCTACTCGTTGCTTTTGCCATTTTATTGTACTAAACGTTTAATTTTATTATTTGTTTCTTGAATTTTAGCTGAAATTTTAGATAATGCTTCTTTAGTTCTTTTTAAATAATTAACTTCACTAGCATCAGATTTCATTTCAGTTTTCATCTTTTCAGTATAGCTAACCAACTTATTTATTTCGTCGATTTTGCGTCTAATTTCTCTAATTGCTCTGTGTAATTGCTCACCAGGAGTTCTTACTTGAGTCATTTTTTTAAACTCAGTATAACGAGCTTCATTAATAGGAGATAGGGGATTTTTTGATTGTAAACCTTCAGCACCTGTTGTATCACTATCAAAATCAGCATCGTCGGTACTTTCTTTCATACCAAGTGCTTTCTTAGTAATAATAATAGCATCAGATGGTTTTAAAGCACCCATCTCAACTGCTTTAATAAGCACTTTAACAGCATCATCTTCAGCACCTAATTGTTTTAAAATACCAGCTAAAGAATCGTATTCACCTGCTTCCCATAATTCCTTATAAGTAATAGCTTTTGAAGGACGATTAGGAATAGATGGAGCAAAATGTGTTCCAAATGTTTTATTATAATCAGAAGCAACTCTAGGATATGCTTTTGGAGAAGCATATTGAGCACCTGTGCCCGGAGTAGCAGATGCGGAACCACCGGTTCCGGACATCTCATTTGTTTTATTTTTGACTAATTTAATCTTAGGCATTATTGACTTTCTTAAGCTCGTTAACTAATTCTTGGTATTGAAGTAAAGCTGATACTTGTTCATCTTTAATTTTCTTTGATTCCAAGATTGGATTAATTAGTGTTATAACTTCTTGAACCTTAATTTTAGTTACAGGTTCGTCAATTGTTTGTTGTAATTCAAGTAAATCTAATCTAACTTGTTTAAATTTTTCGTTTAGGAAATTCTTTAATTTGGTTGAATCAGATACACTTTGAATATATTCGCGTAATACTTCTTTTTGCTCGTCAGTTAATTTAGCGAATTTTTTATTGAATTTTTCAAGCATTACCTTTTGAACTAATACACGGCTAGCTTTATCTTGTTGTAAAAATTCTTCAACAATAGGTGATAAGTTAACAGAAGAATTACTTCTTGTTAAATGCTCTAAGATATTAATTTTACTTGAAATAATAGTTTCAGGATTTTTGAATTTCTTATCAGTATAAGATTCAAATAATACATAAATTGAAGCTAATGTCTTGTAATTATTAATTTTAGCTTTAAAGAAATCTTGAAAATCATATGCTGATTTGATTTCTCTAATTAGGTTAAATTTTTCTTTATTTAATTTAGTTCTATCAATTTTTGATGATAATTCTAATATTGTTGAAATAACAACATTAGCTTTTTGCTCATTTAATTGTTCAGAATTAACTAAAGATTGATAAAGTTTGTTTTCTTTAGCCATTTCAGAATTCATAAAGAATTTCTTAATTAATCCTAATGCTTTAGAATTTTGATTGGCCATTGAATCAGCAGTGATTTGACGCACTAATAGCTCAAATAATATGCCAGTATTTTTAAATTTGCTATGTTTGACTCTCATAATGTAGAATACTACTAATTATAAATATTTGGATTATTTAATTTCCTCGCGGATATTATCCTCATCTAACAAATTACTTTGTTCAAATAGATTAATTTTTCGCGCACCTTTTAAATTATCAAACATAGATTTGTTTTGTAGGTAAATTGCTTGAGTATTTACTGTTTCAAGTTTCATACTTGTATTAACATTTGCGCGTGTTTTAGCATTATAAGCACTCATACCATCACCATCTTTACCTTTACCTTTAAGATCTTGTGTGCCTAATCTGTCACGTCCAAAATTACTATCTTGATCGTAGTGGTCTACACCTTTTTCAGGTCTACCGGGAACTGGTTGTTCTGGATAGTCAGAATCAGTTTCACTATATCCTTTAGGTACATCTGTTCTTGATGTTTGTCTACCTTTACCATATAATGATGCTAATTGGTGAGGTGTACCATAAGCTTGACCTGATTGTTCAGGGTCATTACCTTCAGATTTAATTTGTTCGTATCTAAATTCACGTTTTTTATCTTCAGCAAGTAAATCTCTAATTTCAGATACTTGGTCTTCTGATAAGTGTAAGATATTATTGTAAATCCAATCAGTAGGCATTAAATTATTTTCCATAATTGAACCAGCAAGTTCAACTTTTGATTTTAATAATTCAATACGTTCTTGATCGTAAATAATTGATGGAGTTGTTAATGACAATTCAAAATTAGTTAATTGTTCATTATTATATCCTTGAGCATACAAGTGTACTAATGCAATTTTAGTTAATTCACTAATCAATATCTTTTGGATACGCTCAATTGTACGGGCAAAACGAATATCTTCAGCAGCCAATGTTGCTTTACCACTTAATTCACCTTCGTATCCTAAATACGCTTTAGGTATTTTTAAAGCGGAGAAAAGTTTATCACGTAAGTATGTTACGTCTTCAATAGCCGCATATTCTAAGCCCTTTGTAGTATCAATTTTCGTTGTTTGGTCACCACCACGAACTGGGATATAGAAATCCTCAAGTACGTTTTGCATGTTATATCTCAAGTTGTACTGACCAGTTTGAGGATCAACAACTGGAGTTTTCTTCATCTTGTTAATCATTTTCTGCATGTAACCTTCTACCTCGTTTGGTGGAATATTACCTACGTTAACATAGAATACTCTTTTTTCTGGGGCACGAACAATACGATGGATTAACATCGCATCTTCCATTAACACTAATTGCTTATATAGTTTACGTCCTGGTTCTAAATAGCTTCTACCATAAGGTAAGTAGTTAAAATCACTTAATAATCTAAAGTGAGCCATTTCGTAGTTATCAAAATAAACTCCTTTACCATCTGGATCAGACATTAATGGAGCTGATAAAACATATCCTAATGGAGATGTTGCTTGTGCTGTTGGATCATATTTGAAACGAACCTGTTGAGGTTTTTTCAAATCATATCCCTCTTCTCTTAGAATGTTATAAGCGGAGAATGGTATTACACCATACACACCAAATTTTTCACTAATTTCTAATTTAAGATAGAAATCACCATATTTACACATATTTCTTGCCCATGACCATAAATTAAATTCAATATTTAATATGTCATAGAATAAATTGTATAATATTCTTTGAATCGTTTCGTCACTGCTTCTAATTTGTAATACTTCACCTTGTTCATTACGTAAAGTACATTCATCTGCTACAATATCAAGAGCAGATGCACAAATAGCATCTGTATCCATCGCTTCATAGTCAGCATATAATTGAATACGTGTGGTGGGGTAATTAAGTTGTTGAGAAAGATTATAATTCCAACCACCTGATGTGGTATATAAACGAGCGTAGCGATCGTATATTGAATTTGTTTGTAGAACTCCTAAGCTTTGGACATTATTTGTATCCATCACTTTGAGCTGGTCTCCTCCAACGTTTCTTATTATAACGTCTGTTGAGAAGAGTTTTTTAAGTCTACCTAAAAATGTATCAGCCATGTTTTTTTATTATATTATATAAATATTTATTAACCTAACAACCAATTTATATTTTCTGTCTGATCGTGAGGTAAATCCATTTGGTATGGATTAGGCATAAACGTTCCTGCATTAGGAGAATAAACAGGTGCATTATTGTTACCTGTTCTATAAATTCCATTGATAGAAGCGCGAGCCATATCTAACCCTTGCTGTCTAAATGTTAAAGCTGTATCTCTTAAAAACATTCCAATACCCCAAGCCATTACCAAATCATCATTATATCCATCAAGTGCTTGTGCTTTACCATTTTTCCAAACAAACGTTCTTAATTCTTCAAGCGTTCGTTTAGATTGTATAACACATGCCTTCTCGTGAATATACGACACCATCTTTGAGATAACAAGTGGTCTTGATTTTACTGATGTGGTAAATCCAGGAACCATACCTTGTCCGTTTTCAAATTTAGTAAGATATTGTTCAACATTACCCATTCCAATATCCATTTTTGGAGAGTAATATAAATTTTTATAACCGCGATCTATAACTTGTTGGATTACAGCCCAACCCACGTTAGCATTTTCAATTACTAATAAGGCATCGTTATATTCTGTAGCTACAGAAACAAGTAAGTTACCAAAGTCACGAGTTGAGACTTGTTGTTTAAATTCTGCTACTTGTTTTGCTTCAGCTACATCAATCACATGAAATGTTGAAAAGTCTTTACCATCACCTCGGGCTACGTCAGCTATTACAGCATATTGTCTAGAATAGTCTGGTATTTCCCAAACCCAATAGGAACCATCAATACCTCTTTTATCCATAGGTTCCTTCATAAAGGATTCTATATAAAAATTTAAAATTGAAGGTTCAATTACAGTATCACCTGATGTTGTAAAGTCACAATCACACTCTTGTGCTGCATTTCTAGGTCCTAATAATCCATCTTGTTCATCTCTCCATGCTTGTGTTCTTTCAGGGTGGACTGTCCAAGGTAATTTGATAGGTATAAACTTATTTTCACCAGATTGTGCTTTAGTCCATGTTTTATGAAACCAGTTACCAGTACCATAAGGGGTAGAGATGGCTATACAACCACCTCCTGTAGCTAGGGTTTGTTGAGCAGAAGCAAATATATCTTCAATTTGCTCAATAAACGCAGCCTCATCTATTACAAGTAAAGATACGGCTTCGGAACGACCTGCATCACCTGCTGCCGAAACGGCTTTAATTTGAGATCCGTTTTGTAATCGAAGGGATAATTTGTTATCTTCTACTGCTTTTATTCTTAACCATGAAGGAAGATTATTATAAGCAAAACGAACTTTAGTAACCATATTTTTAGCAGTTTCCTGCTTAGTAGCGATTACAAGTACGTTTTTATCTTTATTAAATAACATCAACCATAATGAATAAGCTGATACTAGAGTAGAGATACCTAACTGTCTTGATTTGTTAGTAATACAATAGGAATTACTTTTAAATAAGTTTAATACTTTTTCTTGGAATGGATATAATCCGAATTGAATTCTACCTCTTTGTGGGTGTTGAATCCAATAATATTTTTTCATAAAGTAAACAGGATCTTGAGCACATCTAATGAACTCCTGTTTAATTACGTCTTTTATATTTTGTTCAGCCATAACAGGTTT